TAACCGTTTTCTGTATACTCTTGAAATTTAACATCAGGTACATCATACGCAATAACTTCATCGTCATTGTATTGTTCACGATTTAACATATAGTGAACAATATCTTTACATTTAATCCATTTTAAATCTTTAGCATAGCGAGGATCTTTAAACCATCTTAAATCTGTAATATGAAAATCATTTATCCCACGAACCGCTTGATCATAAACGCCATAGTAAATTGGATCGTAGCCATTTGGTGTTGAGATAAGTATAATCTTACCGCCCGTTGATAGGGACGCCATAGACGCAGCCCAAAAGTCTTCTCCCGCCTCAATATAAGCCGCCTCATCAAATACAAGTATCGTAGGTGTATAACCACGTAACGCATCCGCAGAGGTTGCTACGGCTTTAACTTCACAACCATTATTTAATCTAAATCTACTTTCGGAGTTTTTATCGGGTGAGAAACCAACATTTAACCAATCAGGCCATTGTTCTAAAAAGTGTCTAACTTTATTAGCCATCTCCACCGCAGTATCTCGTTTGTTTGCAATAAGAAGAACTCTTTCCGGTTCGTCAGGTTTAGCAGTTTGCAATTTTTTTGAAATCCATGCTGCCGTTACTGTTGTAACTCCCGCCTGTCTATATTTTCTTGTGATATTCTCATTATACTTTTCATAGTCCTCTATCAATTGTATCTGATCAGGAAATAATTGTAATGGAACATATTTTTTTTGCGTATTATCATAAGTTTGCAAATATGTTTTTAAAGCATAAGGTGCATCTTTAATAATTTTTGCATATTCTTTTAACTGCTCAATCTTTGGATTCATATATATAAATACAAAAAAAAGGAGTATTTAACTCCTTTCTTATTTTATCTAACTAATTCCCCACCATCGTCATCGTCATCATCACTTGAATCATCAAGTAAAAACTCATTTTGGTTTATGTTTTCATAAACATTTTTCATTAGTTTACTCATATATTTTTTACCCTTTTCTGAACCTGTAAGAACTTCTTTAATAAAAATTAAGAAAGTCTTAGCGGGTAATTTAAAAATTTCAGTTATTAAATAATTTTGATGCTCAACCATTGTTTCGTCAACTAATATCTCTTCAGGAAATTGGCTCCTAATTCTATCCCACATTGAAGGTCCTAATCTTAAATCCCACATTTCTTTATGGAGTAAATCTTCTTGTTGCATAACCTTGATAAATAATTCTTTATCTTCTGGTTCTCCTTGATGTGAAAATAATTCTAATATACCCTTAATCAATTCGTGTATTAATGCGGGAAAATTAATAGCTCTTACTTTAATAGTCGGTGGCTCAGTTGTTCTATCAACTTCCTCTTTACCCGCAATAGAACCTTCCATAGCCATCATCTCCAATGAGTTATCAGGTAAATGCCAATATAGAGCATCGTTAACTGACATCATCTTTCCATACATGGCGGTTAAATTATCGTTACCCACTATGTCAGTTAACTCTTGTTCGACATAATGATACATGTAATGTCCTCTTTTTGAAGCGCCTTGTATAATTGCATTTATACATCTTCTTTTAGCACATTCTAATTTGAATATTTCGGACTCATCACTAATTTCCTCTTGCTCAATGTTAACTGGACTTTGAGGGTCTTCTGGTTTTTCCATGTTGAAATCGTTAGTTTCAACACCACCAAACCCAATTATTTTAGCGTCAAATTGAATTACACCTTCAGGAATACCCATTTCTTTTTTAACAAGATTTATTCCTAATTCTTCCAATTGTTCCCTATGTGGATTTTCTAATTCAATTATTTTATATACCGAATCCATCATTTCCCCCATGTATTGATTCAACCCTTGTTTACCAACAATAGTAGTATCAAGATTAGTATATCTTCTAATCTTTTCTATTACTTGGGTGTACCTTTCGGAAGCTAATAGTTCTTGGAAATTTTGATTTGGTTCTTCTCCTGTTTTGGGAAATGGAATGATTTTTAAGGGCGTTTCCTCAAGTTGTAGTTTTTCTTGAACTCCTTTATCAAACCTGTCGTTTGTTGTAAAATTAATAGCCATTTTATTATCTTTGGTGTAGATAAAAAATAACTAAAATTTTTAATAAAAACTAATTATGTGGATAAAATTTTAAGCCTTTGGATTGTGTTTTGGACCTTCTCCTGGTTTATATGGAGTATTAGGTGTTTTTGGCTTAGTGCCCGGCTTTACGGTTGGTGGTGTCTTTGGTTTTGTTGTTGGATTTGCTGCCATGTTTTAATTTATTTAAATAAATAATAACAAAAAAAATCAATAAAAACTAATCCTATTACTTCTTTTTTCTAAGATGGTTTGTTATTACGTTTTTAATGTCTTTGGTATCCATAAAACTATCTTTTTTCACTTTTTTTGATTCATTCAATTTGTTTTGAATAAGTTCAATAATTTCATTTTTAGATGTAAAATTATGGTATAGCTCATTTTCAGTAATGTTTTCAACCCATACTTTAGTACTAATCCCTTCTTTCTGAACGCTTTTCCACATTGCTGCAGTTGCTACTTTCTTTTTAGGTGCCGTTTTTTTAACGTCATCACCTTTCTTTTCTTTCTTCTTACCTTTTAATATTTTAAAATCTTCAGCATCTATTTTGCCGTTGTGATTCTTATCGATATTCTTTTGTTTTCCTTTTAAATCTTCAGTTACATCGTCTTCACCAACAACATTTAAAGTTTGATTTTTATCCTTTGCTGCCGCTTGTAAAGAAGGACTTTTTTGTATGGCATCCATAGTTGTTGTTATAGCTTCACCCAACATTCTTTCAGCTAATTCATTAAGTTGTTTATCATTTAGTTTAACCAATGTTTTTTCCGATAAACCCTCTGCAATAAGTTTTTCAACAATTATATCCCTTCTCATATATTTTTAAATTTAATTTCTTCGTTTAGTAAAACAAACCCCCTTGACTTTAGTTTCTTTGTTACATTCTCTATCGGTTCTGCAAACTTGAATGTTAGTCTATCTTCAGTATTATTGAAGTCAAACTTTTCCCAAGCCATTGCAATAACCCCATCCACGGCATCAATAACACCAAAATAGTCAGAGTTTTGTATAAGTTCTAATTGTAAATCTGTATTTTTTAATAAACCAACTACATCAACATATTCGATGTCAGGCGATTTAGATTGAGAGCTAGACGATGCAGGAATAATAAACCATTCACCCATGTCAATCTCAGTAGTCTCGCTAAATACGAATTCGTATTGCTTTTGTCCTTTGTAGTCCGAACCGATTTCATTGACATATATTAAGTGCATTTTAGTGTTTAAAATATTTACTTAAAGTTTCACCAATCGCTTGGCTTATATTATTTTTAATTTCGTCTAAATCAATTTCTTCTAAGTGATCTTCACCATGTGCACCAATTTCAGGTCTCACTGGTTTCTTAGAACCTTCGGTTGCCATATAAGAATCCAAACTTGTTTCTATTTGATCATGAGGTGCTGGTGATTCAATAAATTCATCCAAAGCATTCATAGCTTCTTCACCCAATTCCGCATCAGAAGGTTCTTCGCTCGGAGCGTCTTCAGATGGCATATCACCATCAAAGTCGCTTTCATCTCCCTCTTCGTCTCTTTCGAATTTTTTAGCAATTTCTTCAATATCCTCATCATCAAGTTTATCTAAATCCACTGCAGAAATAACCATATTAAGAACATACTTAATATCATCACTTTCCATTCTATCATGTAAATCTCTTAATTCTTGTCCTAATTTACCTGCATATTTTTGAACTTCACCCATGTAATCAGAACGTTTAGCAGGATCTTCACTATTTTCCGTGTCACCACCCATATTTGCATCATCTGATGATGTATCTCCCATACCCATATCGTTATCTGTTGATTTGGAAATTGGTTCTGATGGATTTACAGGTTCAGAAACATCGGGTGCCGCATCCATAGATGGTTCAGCAACTGGTGCTTCAGGAACTGGAGATGGTGCAGGTGCCTCAGCTTGTGGAGGTGCCGCTTGTTTTAAAACATATTTTGTTGCTTCTTGTAATTCTTCTTGTCCTTTTAATAAGTCTAATCTTTTAAAAGCTTCAGAATACGATGTAAATCTATTTTTGTTTTTCATGAACATACCACCGATATAATCAAGTGAAGATTCATTTAAACCTCTTTTTACATAGTACCCGTCTTTTTCTTTAACGATACCAAAAACACCACCAGTCTTAGATTCTTTAACTAATTCTGCTTTAGAAGAAGATGTGCTTTTCTTATTATTGTTGAAATATGTTAACTCAAGGATTCTTTTTAATTTGTCATCCCCGTTTAATTTTTCACTACCTAGTGGTTTGTATTCTGCCATTTTTATTAAATTGTTAAATAAACTTATTCTTATCCTATAAATACATAGATATATGGAAAAAAATAGGTGTAGTTATTATGTAATGGACAATTTTTTATCCGTTATACTTGTTTTTAGTTTTAAAAGTTTCTCAATGTATCCGTTTCTTCTTAAAAGTTTAAATACCAAATTTTCATAAGAATACTCACCTCCAGTCTCTAAACCACATTGTCTAAACTCTTTAATTTTAGCCCTTAACTTCTCAATTGATGGTAAAATGTTTTCATTTTCCCCGCTATTAACTATAGAATCAATCTTTTTTGCATAATATTCCGCTTTCCCTAATATCTTATTATCGTCAATATTTGCTTTTTCTTGTTTTGGTTCAATTTCCCATTTATCGTGTAAAATAGAATAAACACCCGATGAAACGTGAGGTTCATCCACATCTTGAACGTACAATTCAACATCGTAACCTTTAATTACAATTTCGTGCTTTTCGTTCCAAACATTCTTTTTCGCATCAAAAAACTCCTTAACTAAATCTGAATTATATTTCGATTCCTTAAAATCAATCATGATGTGTAAATCAATATCCGAAAAATTAGACCAATTATAGTTAGCAATTGAACCTGTTAATACAATATCGTGAATAAAAAATTCAACCCCAAAGGTTTCAATAAATTCATCGGAGATTTGTAATAGTTTTTTTCTTATTTCAGGACGCATAGTAATTCCGCCCTCCGCATCCTCAAAAATTTGAGGGGATAATGTATCTTTAGGTTTAAAAGATTTAATAATCTTTTTGTCACCTTCCTTATCTTCAATCAATTCCTCAAAAAGGCTCATTTGACTTTTTTATATTTATGAACTTTAGCGATATGTTCGTTAAAGTATTTCCC